GGCTCACGCTTTAAAGGAGCTGTAAAGGTTGTTTTTTGCTTCGGATCACTACCCCCTGTAAGGTCTTGATCTGTCCAAGGATTCTTTGAAGGCTTTGTATCCTGCGATGAAGGCTTCGTAGAACCTTTTTTTTTTACAGGATTAGAATCAGCTTGTTGTTTTTTATTACCAACTAATACTTTAAAATCATCTATTGTTTTAGTGTACCCATTATTTTTAGATACGTTATACATAGTATTAACAGCCTCATTATTCGATGACATTAACAATTTGAATTCATCAAATGATTTTGAGTAACCTTGTTCTTTTCCCAAAGAATATAGTGTTTTTAATGCTTCTTCGTTCATATTTTCTTTGGATTAATATTTTTTCATGGGGTCTTCCACCTGTGGTTTTTTCCCTAGATTGCTTATGTCTCGTTCTGCACCTCCTCTACCTACCACAGTACCATTTTGGTGTCCTCCTGCGCTATAAATTTCGTCAGCTGTTATTGTAGGTGCTCCTTCCTTACTTGTTGAAAGAACCTCTACACCAATATTAGACCAGTCTTTTTGGCTATAATCTGAAACATTTCCTGGTGGTGAATAAGTGCTTCCATCTTTATATTTAAATATAACTTTATCATTTTGAACATCAAACTTATACAGATTTGTATTTTTAGCTGAAGCTGATGCAAGAAAAGCGTTCGCTGCTTTCTGGAATCCTGACTGGTCCGCAGTCATCAATGCGTTCCATAATTTTGCATCACTTCTCAACTGTTTCCTTATATCGTCTTGGGATTTCGAATAGTCACTTCTTCTAGTTACTTGCCTCTGCACCCCACCAACTGCTTGACCTTCAGTACCGACATCCAGCGCACCTCTAAGTCTTCCCTTTAACCCTTCTTTCGCAGTTTCTCTATGAGCCTTGCCTATTTCACTATCAAAATTAGGAACGGCTGTACCGTCTACTTCTTTTAGTAGAATAGTATTTTCGTTTTCTTCATCAGCATTCCATGTAAATGTATATTTCTCACCATTAGAAGCAAAGCCACCTAAATTATTAGTCAATAAAGAACTAATATTGTATACGTTTGATAATTGGCTTTCTGCCCAAAGGTTCTCAGTATCTTTTTGTAGACCAATCAACTCCCCTTCTTCCTTAGTAATGAGCTTTCTTTTAACCATAGCTGCAATATTAGAAGGAGTTCTAAGTGCAGCACCACTCATAGTAGTGATTAATCCCTTCTGATACAGTGAGCCTAACTTAGCGTCAATCGCTTGGAACTGACCAAATACTTCCGCTTTGGCTTTGGTTACAGCTGATGTAATATCATAAGCATCAAAGTTTCCTTTGATTCTATTTCTAAGATTATTTATACCAACTAACTTATTTGGATCAGTCTCAATTTCACCTGTTGTTGGATTCATAAATCCAACTAATACATTGCCTGTTTGATTATTTATCACAAGCTTTGACTTGCTAAAATTACCAAACCCCTCTGCTGACTCCATCAAGAAAGACTCAAGTTCTTGAGATCCTGTAATCGGCTTACCATCAGGACCAACAGCTGTGCCTGGATTAGCCTTAGCTCTAGCCTTCTTAATGGCAAATTCACTTTGATAATCTTGGGCTAATGTCATTGCTTGATCTGTGCCATCTGCTAAATTTTGGCGCATTATTGTGTAGTCTTTTGGTTTTAACTGACCATTCTTTAGTAAAGCATTCGCCATTAAAAGCTGTTGTTGAGCATCAGCACCATAGTTTAATGACCAGGTGTTCATATTTGCAGAGTCACCTGTTACTACATTCTGAAGAACTTTCATCTGCTCACGAGTAGCTCTATCTATCTCAGCCTTCTTCTCCTCACGTACACGAGCCTCTTCTTTAAGAATTCCTGAGAAGTTTGATCCAACCTCTGCCCAGTTTATCTGTTCAGAAGCATCTCTGCCTACATATCCTATCTTTGTTGCCATGTGTTAATTTATTTTAAATGGATCAGGTGACCACAAATCAAATGAATATGGAGACTGTAAATTTAAAGGTACTTGTTGTGATAATGTCGGATCAAACCCAGGACCACTGTACTGGTTTCCATACTGGTTTCCAGTTGGTGCTATCAGTTCTAAACCAGCAGAAGCCCTTTGGTAATTAACATCATTTGCAAACCCTTTATTAGCTCTCTGCATCTGCCTATAATCTCTTCCTGAAGCTGTTAATGGGTCATATCCCTTAAGGTAAGATGGATCTACTTCTTGAACTGCTCCAATTGCTGCATTTGTCTTAGATCTTGATTCAGAATATAGTTTTGGCATTGCTATTGCTTGTTGAGTTGTATTTGCCACACCTTGTATACCTGCCTGCATTGCTTGCTGAGAAGCAAATCTCGCATCAGCAGCAGCCTGTTGATTTCCTTGAATCTCCATTGTGTCAAGCCCGACATTTATATCTCTTAGTCTTGAGTCTTCTTCAAGAATTGCATTCTCAATATTAGTTAAATCATTTGATTGTCTCTCAGCTATGTTAGCCTGACCCATCTGTTGACCTGCATATACTTGACCAGCAGCAGAGGCAGCTCCTCTGTCACTCAACGCAACAGCCTCCGTGATCATAGCTCCTTGATTAAGTAGAGCCATTCTCTCTGCATTGTACGGCTCTTTCTTGATTGACATCTGCTCCGCATAGTTTACCTGCAAAGCTCTTCTAGCCTCGGCTAATGCCTTGTCAGCTTCCTTCTCATATTCGAGCTGTTTATTTTTCTCTTTATTTGCCTGAGCAAACGATACAGCAGTTGTCCCTGCCTGTATAGCCAAACCTGCAATGCTCGTAATTAATCCTGCCATTGTAATTTTTTATTTAAAATGATGTGTTCAGGAAGGTCGAGATAGTCTTCAGTATAAACCTCTTTCTCCGCCTCTTCAACTGTTTCTTTATCTGTTTTATATACGCAAACCCATACGCAATCTTCATGCATATAGGCAACTCTTTGTGTTCCAATTTCAGTCATAACCTTCATTGGAGCTTTTATTCTTTTAATTTCTCCATTATCAGCTAATATAGACATCTCTCCTGACATAAAAAATGACGGATGATTTGTCTTATGTATGAAGCTAACAACTAACGATCCCTTTGGCATAAGTATTTCTCTTGTATATAAACCATCCTGAATATGATGCTCCAGAGGAAACACCTCAGCCATCTCATCAGTATTGTGATTTATTGCTCCATCTATATTTTTAATGGTATCTTTAAAATCAGAAATAGCTTCCCAAAGTAGACCTCTGTCTACTGATATAAACTTTAGTAAGTCTTCAGGATTCTCTTTTTTCTTTCTGAACAAGTTAAATACTCCCATACGTATCGCAAAGATAAGAAATTTAAGGAAACGATTTCATAACTTCTGACTCAACTGTAAACAATTCTGTCTTATTTGTGTTTGAGTTTGTGATATCAAACACACAATAGTGTCCTAACACACCATGCGACTCAGCTACTGAGTTCTTAATGTATAAGAAGTACGCATCATTAATAGGGATTGGTATAGTTGTTGGAGCTGGTGTTACCACTGGAATAAATGTATTCCCATCAGTGTTTATAACTATCTCGTTTATACCTGCCCTAAGATTTATGTTGACTGCTGTAATTTGACCAGCTAGTGACGGTGTGCCGTAGTTTGGTGGCAATGAAAAGTACATCATATCGCCAATACTTATAATGTTTCCTATGCTGATATTTGTAGAAAATGATATAGTTGCTGTGTTTACACCAAATGTAACTGTCGCACTCTTACCAATACCATTCAATGATCGCAATGCGTACTCAGATGTTTGAGATGGGACTGTTCCAGTATTACGAACAAAACCATACCATGACTGCTCCTTTTTCTCAAACCACGATGCATCTATAAATCCTGAGTCTTGAATATCAGTAATTAAATTAGTTTGCCAAGAATTATCACCCTCAAGGTTTATTGTTTTAAATAACTTGTTCTCTAATGGCAAGTCATTAAATACGCTTTTCAGTGTTGAGTTGTACTGAATCCCATAGAAGTTATTTCTTATGTTGTTTACGTTGTGTCTATATAAATTACCACCCTTAAAAGTATAGAAGTAGTTATTCATACCTATCATCCAATCAGGAGTATACGAGTAGAAAGATGGGAATCCCTGCGCCCATTCCGAATATGTCAATGTGTAATCTGCCATTTTATTTTATTTATGGACATGTTAATAATTGTGATACAACTCCATTCCCAACTTCAATAATATAGTATTGGCTAGGATGCTGAACGAGATAATACCCATCCACTAAAACATATTCGCCATTAGGATCTGAAAATACCCAATCAAAAAGCCCAGGAACCCCGTATACTTCTGGACTGCTAACTGGGACATTATAAGCTGTATATAGTATCGGATTATTGCAGAAATTCTGATCAGGAGGCGAACTATAAACGGCAGAAATCCCAAATCCAGTTAAAGATATAGGGCATGATACTTCTAATTGAAATTCACTTGTTAAATCACATAGACTTGCAATTTCAAACATTAACATATCTGGAGAAGTTGTTATTTTTGGTACTACCATTCTACCTGCTACATAGTTTACCGTTGATACATCACTAGCAGCAACTGATATTGATTGAGTCGCTCCTGTTGTGAAGAAAGATAACCCATCATAATAAAATGATGGGACAGATGGGAATGTTACTCCAGTTATCGAACAGGAAGGGGTAAATGGAGATACAAATGTAAAATTAGCAGGAGATGATGATGCGTGGTATCCAGCCATAGGTTCACTTAACTCATTGTATGTAACATTGTTATATATTGCTCTCACACCTAAAGGTTGATTCCCAAAAGGCACACCTCCAACAGTAGACTTGAAGGTTATAACAACAGCCCCAATGCTGGTGGAATTTATGTCTGTACTAATTGAGTACACTCCTTGTGCTGTATCATTTGCTATTAATATTTGGTCGCAATCTAAGTGGCATGCTGCACATTCCTCTGCAGGAGATAATACACAGCCAATCTGCTGCCTTGATATAACACCATCGGAATAATATCCATCAGGTGCGCACGATGTAAGATTTACATTTGTATATACAGCTGCTGAGTTCGCTAATGTATTTCCGTCTAAATAATAAGTTGCCATTTATTTTATTTTTAATTAATTAAGTTGGACAAACAAATGTGCTAGTTGATTGAATTGTTGCATCTACAACTGCATATGAAATTGATATAGATGAAATTGTTCCATATTTGTCAACTCCCGTTCCGCCTCCTGCTCCTATTTTATATTTAACTACATCACCTACGCTAAACGATGATGTAAGCAATGCAATCTGCTCTACGGCTGTTGTGCAATCTATAATTTTATAAGTTGGAGGGCTAGGTTCTGGTCCACCCTCACATATACAGCATACATCATGAGCTGAATCATCATCAAAACATAAATTTATTTGAGTTTTTTCTCTGTAATCCCATATTAAATACAAATATGAACCAACCGATGGCATTATAAAATCAGCATAATAAGCTGTATTCCCACTTGTTGGAGGGATTATTGGAGTTAAATTATTAGAAGCTAAAATTAATGAGTTAATATCTGTAGCATTATTCGCATACAAAGTATTTGTTCTTAAGTATTTAAACTTATCTTGAGATTGATCAAAGTTAAAATTATCTGATCCATATGTATTATTTAGCATTGTGACTGTGGCTCCATTTATAGGTATCACCCCACCACCTTGTGGTCCAGTTACTAAGTTGTATTGAGCTACTACTGGAGATGTGCCTGCTGGAAATATTATTGTATCGCTATGAATTGGAGATATAAATGTTCCAGAAGTCCATCTATATTGATTCGTGGTTTGTAATCCTTGCTCACTATTACTAGTCAGTGTGACAAGTATAATTGTTATATCATCAGCATCAGGACAGTTTACAGTATAAGACATGGCTACGCTTCCAGTTGTAGATATTGTCAACTCAGCCAAAGAAACATTTACTAAGTTTTTCAATATAGTTAACGTGCCACTTGTAGTAACGGGTCCAGTTGTATATGTTATTCCGTTATATGTTACTGTTATAGTAGCTGTTCCAGTTAATAATGTTATATTGTAATCTATATCTACATTCCCAACTAAGTTGCCTAAATCAATAGATTGAGTAAATACAGCATCTTTACCTTCTATATCTATGACGGTAGTTATACCACAGTCAGTAGCTATGCTATCTTGAGGAATTGGCGTATCATTTGAAGATAATACATACTCATTCATGTATGGGTCAAATCCGCCAATCTTTTGCGTATTGAACGATTCATTAAACAAGTCTCTGAACCAAGTTCTCATTCCTTGATTTGATATTGGGGTCAACTGATCATTAGAATATGAAGAGCCTTTTAACTGTATTACAGCCCCACGTTTTGCATCTGTAAAGTATTTATCTGCTCCCCATTGGACAAAGCTTTCAGGGTTATGTGATATTCCGTATTCTTCAATTCTAGCCACTTGCTGACCAAGTATCTCTGGCACAGCCATAAGCGTACTTTGTACGCCTGGGCTTTGAAGTATTGTTTTTCCTTGAAGCACATAAGATATTTTATCCTCTTGTAAAGCAAGGATATCAGTCTCTCTGGCAAACATCTTATTTATAGGACCAAATGATTGGTCAAGTGATTTATAATTAAGCAAGCCAAGGTTAAACTCATTGAGCCTATTTATATTTGACTCTTCATTGTATATACCACTATATGTTATGTCGTAATATCTTCTTGTTCTTCTATAGTCAAGATCTGTTGTAGCATAAACTCTATTACCTAATGATAATGCCTTGCCTATAATTGAGTCTTGTATTTTATAACTTTCTACTCCATTTCCAAAAGCATAGCAGTTAAAAAAATCAGTATTAATAATGGCTGGCGTGTTTGTAGCTATATCCTGGTCTTGCTTATTACCCATATGCTCACCATCGCTATTTATATCAAATACCTCAGATGATTCGTACCAAATATTTGGAGCTGCATCTAATGGTTTTGTCTCAAATACAACGCCTGACCCTGCTCTAATTATAACAATTTGAACTGAGTTGTATGTAACCTTTTTTCCTTTTGTGTACCCAAGTATACCATTCATAACCAACTGATACGGGCTAAAAAAATGGAAAAAAACATCTAATGAGTTGCAAATACCAACAGTTGGATTTACTATAGGGTCATAGTACGCTACTGGAGCAGGACCACTAGTCGAAGACGATGTTGAATTGCTACCATTTAATGTAGCATTAACATTATCTCCATCCCACCATTCTTTAAAACTATTGTAATCTTTAGATGCTGTTAGTGTGTTTTCGTATTGATAATGTTTACCAGCAACATTATTTTTCCCCTCCCTATCACTTTTAAAATTAAGGTATATTGATGACCCAGCTGGAATTGGGATGAGGATAATTACGCCTGGGTTATTCGGGTCTACAGTAGATACTGGATAGGATACAGGAGCACAAGGTGCGTTGGTAGTATTGTTTTTCTTTATTCCGTATGTTATATAATTTGGTATGCCCCCAGGATTGTTAATAGTTGTATTAAAATTATTTGATTGAATCTTAATATACACTCCAGTTGGAACGGGAATTGGATTTCCATATTGATCATTTGGAGCTGGATCTAAAAAGTCAGCAGCGTATGCTTTTTTATCAAGAACAGAGGTATACGTACAAGTATTTAAAGCTCCAGTAGTATCAACTTTTACAATAAGCTCATCGCCCACTTCAACCTTCTGAGAGTTCTGTCCTTCAAGAAGGAAATAGTCAGCTCCAGTTATTGAGTCTCTAACAAAAAAATTAGAGTATATTACTTCATATAACTCTTTATCAGGCTTTACTACAAATTTATACCTCTTAGCCCAATATGGTGCTTCTTGAATGGCTGGAATTGTTACCTGTATTCTATTTTGGTATTCTGATGCTGAGCATGGTACGTGTATAGCGTTATACTTGCTTACCAACGGAGTTGATGATCTATTAAATTCATCCATATACACCATTCCAATCTCATAACCTCTATTGCTATGAAGGCTAGTTGGGTTTCCGTTCTCTGAATATATCGCTTCAGCATCCTCCATTTTGTAGTATGCGTATACGTTTTTATTAAATGGTGGTAAAAGTGTTGCAACATCAACATATCGAATTGCTGGAATCTGAAGAGAAATTATATCACTGCCAGGGCTAGAAAATATCTGAATTGGCTGACCAGCTGCTGATATTCCACTTTCATACTTATAAACCGTTGGTCCTCCTCCTGTGAGGGTTTGTTCTATTAAGCAGTTAAATATATCTGTAAAAGTAGTACCAGAACAAGAATTTGCAACAGTTTGTATCGTCCCTGGTGGGTTAGGCAGACCCGTCCCAATCTTTTCAACAAAGTCAGGATCTATTGATAAATCATAAACGCTATTAAAGTTTTGCTGCAGAATATATGAAAAATTTATAGTTGTTGGCTGTTGCTTATCTATTGGAGATGGAAGGTCACCGTTGTACTGAGCCCAAGTATATCTTATCTCAAATGAAATAATTCCACCAGACACAAGGCTTTGATTTGCTACTGAGAAATCAAAGTTTACTTTAGAGCTGGGTACTGAAACCGCCCCATTAATTGAATAATTTGCACTAGAAAAAGAATGACTTATTTCTACTTCTCCAACTTCAGCTGACAACAATTCTGCACCATACTCTAATCTTGTTGAGGCTCCATACTGATCAATTAAATCATATCCATCTACGTAGTTTCCGTACATCATTCTGTTTCCCATAACAGTTTGAGACTTAGATAATAATGGGACATTGTCGTATAGTCTTAATATTTCCGACTCACTAAGTATTGTAAATATTTTACTATTTTCAAACTGAAAACTATAATTAGTATTATTAGATAAACCATCCTTTAATTTGTTTACCTTATCAATTACTCTGATTATAGGGGAGTCCATCTCTTTAAATAGTAAATCAATAGACTTTACTAATGGTCCTCCTGAGTTATAAGTTACAGAAGCCACATTAGTAATACCCTTCATCCCATCATTTAAAGCTGTCGCTGCATTATAAGAGAAATAATTTGGTATAAATGCTGGTTTACTCCACTGAGATGTTGCTGAGTATTCTCCATCTGCGTACTTGTATCTATACGCAAAACAAATAAACCTATCCTCAAGATAATTATCTTGACTAGAGGTAGCCATTGGCGTAACACCTGGAGCAGCCACTGGTGGTTTTTTAATAACAAGTATTGACTCGTAAGAAAACTGATCTACTCCAGCTATTGGGTTGGCGTAGTTATTATTTATATTTATCTGTCTTGGAGGATTATAGTCATCTGTCCAATACAATAAATTTTCAACCTTATCAACACCAGTTATCAGATACTTATCACTAAAGTTTAAGGTGCTACTTGTGGATGTTCCATCTTGTAGACTTATTAAGTGATATATAAGAACAAATGTATTTACATTGTATGATACAACTAAATCTATTTTTCCAGTAGGAGATGGTGCAAAGTTTTCATCATGGACAAACCAATAGATTGTCTCATTCGTGCCGTCATCAAACGCCCCTATACATTTAGCTGAAGAGCTTAATGGAGTTCCGTTATATTCAAGTTGGGTAAGCCCCGTATTACCCTTAGCGTTTTCTATAACGCCTTGTTCGGATTCTTCGGTTGAACCCATCCTAACATTCAAGGCATCGATATATTCCCCATTTGGAACAAGGCGTTCATCAACACTCTTGTTCATTTTGCCTGACGAAAAACTTCTAGTTAAATTTGCCATATTATTTTAGCCACTTATTTTGACCCCTCATATTCATTAATAATCTTCCTGGGTGGATATTACTAATTCTTATTTTAGCATTTCTTAACAATGCGGTCTTTCTTTTTCTAACTCTATTTATAACATACTCTTGAACATTAAGTTTAGAGCTTAATAAAGCGTACTCAATAGCAGCATATATATAATCTTCAAACATTTTATTTACAGTAACTATGCTATCGTCACCATTCTCCATCCCGTCTGATACATACTCAAGAACAACTAACTCACCTTGTATTCCTGAGCTGAAGTTAATTACACCGCCTTTTTTATTGATGCTAAATGTAGGATTAGCATTAGCTGTCTCAGTATTTAATCCGAAACTTCCACCAATACTTTTAGAGAAATACCAAACCCCGTTATCATTATACCCAGACATACCGTTATATGGTGATAAGCTGTTTAAATATATAGTTGGCTGTATAGTAAATATTCTGTCGTAATCTAATTGCGAGAACTGAGGAGACAATGCGTTTCCATCTTGGTCAAATAATATCTTGCCAGTGTTATCTTGCAAGTATGCCGATGACCAGTTTGTTTGGATATTCTCACTTAACGGATAAAGTATGCCTTGTTTTTCAATAGAGATTCTAACCCAATTTACATAGTCTGACGGCAAGATAAATCTCAACTGATCATCAACACTAAGCTCTAGTATTTTAATTTCTTTAAATGCATCATAGTTCAATTCTTGTATTGCTCTCTTTGCATGGAATAGTATCTTAAATCTTTCCTCATTGTTCACCAAGCTATGGTTTCCAGAGTACATCAACATAAAGTTATTTACTACATCATATAGAGATACATACTGAAATGAACCCCAATTAGCATCTTCAGGCTGAAGACCCCCATTCTCATAATACTGATACTGCGATATATAACTCATAAACTATTATTGTTGAGATTGATTGTCAACCTGTTCTAGGCTTTGTCCAAACTGAACTGCACCAACTTCACGTATTGACATACCTGCATACTGAAGAATTTTACTAACCAAGTCAGGTTCGCAATCTAATGATAATTCAAAATCCTGATAGTCAGGTTGTGATTGATCAAATGTAGGCTCTCCATTTGTTAAGGAAACGAATGTCCACTTCGGAGCTTTTGGGTATCGTATGTACTGAGATACCACTTGACCAATATTATTTATTGTAGATGGAAATGCTGTAAGAGTAATTGCTTCTTCCGTATAAGCAGGGTATGTCAGTGTTGGCTTAGTTAGCTTTGAACTATTCAACATTGTTATCTTGTTGTGAGAAACTTTCTCTACTTCGCTCGTCTTGTCATCATATACACTATACGATATACCTGGTACATTCCAAGGAGTTAAAGTTATGATGCTGGCAGTCGTTGTAATGGACGTTTGACTATTTACTAATGCAACAGTCACATATTGAGTAATACCTCCGCTAACAAGCCCTATGATGTCTCCAGCTTGAACTCCATTTGTTTGAAATGTAGCATTTGAGTCAATTAATTCAAGACCAGCACCAATAGCCGTTGTAACTCCACTTGTAATTAAATCAGAATATACTAATACTTTGTTCAGTAAGTAGTAGTCATCACCAGTTGTTGTAGGGGATGGAAGGTAATATGTATTGTTAATTGTTGGTTGAAGTGTGCTTAAACTCAACGGGCTTGTGACAGAAAAAATATCAATCAACTCCTCTATCCCTTTAGTGATATTGGCATATCCTTCGCCAGACTGCCTAGCGTTCTCCTTGTTTATCTGATAGTTATACTGATAAAAATACGTCTCGAACAAATCTAACTGCGACTGCTTTGCAAATAAATTGAAATCAGAAGGAGAAATGTACCCGTAATTATTTTTATTAAGTATAGATAATACTGTATTTCTAACTGAGTTAATCATCTATAAAACATTTTTTACAAAGATAGCAAAAAAAAAGACCCAATCATTTTTTGGATTGGGTCTTGTATTTTAATTGTTTTTCAGATATTATAATAGTTTTTCAAGAATTTTATAAGTATCTAAACCACTGTCTGATTGCAAATATGACACAACAATATCCATTGGATTTTCTCCGTATGGAATGTTTAGCATTTTTGTTTTGTTTGAATCTATATTAAACCACACTTCCTTGTTGCTCTTTCTGAACGTAAGGAATCCTTTTTCAAAAATTAAAGAAACAGTTGATTGAAACTTTAATGCTGGGTCATTTACAGCACTTAGGAATGTACGTGGATCATTTTTAGCAAATACCAAGATATCTCTTTTTAATTCAGCTGTAGACATCTTAGTTACATCTCTATTAAATAATACTCTTGATACCATCTCTAATTGGTCAACACTAAGTTGTCTTGCTTCAATAAGAGCATCAACTTCAATATTTAATTTGTCAACCTCTACTGAGGCATCTTTCTCCTCATTAACCTCAATGAATTTAACTCCATTCAGTGGGTGATAATAAAGAAATTGTTGCAGAACTGGATTAGTTCTTGGAACAGATAAGAACCCATCCTCAAAAGTAACTGGCTCTAAAATTGCATTCCCATCTTGTTCATCCTCAAAAGGAGTTTTTTGGTTTCTAGCATAGCGTAATGCTCTGTTAGTACCAGACTCTTCATCAAAATATAATAATGGAAATTGCGCTGAGTGTCTCGTTGGAATCAAAAATGATAAAGGAGCTTCAGACTTTGTTAATTTGTAAACCTTGTCGGTTAATACTTTTTTTTGTGCTTTCATTTGATATAATTAAAATTTAAAAAAATAAGGGGGCAGACTGCCCACCCCCTTTTATTAATTCCTCTTAGTTTTGGAACAAGAAGAAGTTGTTTGCACCTAGTGTACATACTGCTCTTTCAGACAAGAAGTTAACCTCCATTGCATCAAGATCAGATGTTTCTGCACCACCTGCTGAACCTGTAATCCAAGTTTTGTAACGACGATCTTCAGTTTCTGAAGCTCTGTAACGTACATGTAAGAATGGACGTTTTGCGTTCTTACCAAGGATTTGGTCATAAACAGTTGTAGATCCAGCTGGAACTAACAATCCGTTTACTTTACCTGAACCAGCTGCTGTTGGCAAACCACCACGCATTGTTGGATCGTTCAAGTATTTCCAATCAGATTTGTAGAAATCGTAACCTCTACGGAATCCTGAGAACCCTAAGTTCAAAGCCATTTCTTTGTCGTTTTCAAACAAACCATAAGAAGTACCGCCTGCTCCATAAGAGTTTTGTGCAGCTAACATATCATCGATGCTAAAGCTAAATGCTCTATCAACAAATAATGCGTTTTCTTCAATTGATCCTTGTTTGTCAAGACGAGATACGATAGCATCGAAGTCAGCCAATGTTGTTGGATAACCACCACCCCATACGTTTCCACGTTGGTTTACCGAATAGAATACACCTTCAGAACCTTTGTTACCAACATCACCAGCAGTTGCCGCAGCACCTGAACCAGTTTCAGCAGGAACAGCTTCGATCATTGCAGTTTCCAAGTAGTCATCGAAACGCAAACGAGTTTCGTGCTCTGACTTCATGTACCACAAATAACCATTAGCACCATTCTCAGTTGTTACTTCAACCCATCCGATTTGAGCCATATCAGAACCTGATACTGCATACTTATCTTTGATGATGATTGGAGAGTTCTCGAAGATCTCATCGTCAGCTTCCAAAGAACCCTGCATTCCATTTGTTCCTTTTTTGAACTCAGAACCATAGATGAAAATTGACCATTTATCTGTAGCTGTTGCATTTGTGATACCAGCTGCATTGTAGAATGCTACATCAAAAGTACCAGCTGTAGTGTTTACTGCTGTTACGATTGCTTTGTAGTTAGCTCCACCTGCGTTAGCTGTGATCATAAGTGTTTGACCAGCACGAACCGCAATAGCACCTGATGCAGCTGGGTTCAATGTGTCATTAACTGTGAATGTCGCAACATCTGAGTTTGTAAGAACTGTAGTTGTACAGTCAACATACTTAGTATGTAAACGACCTTGTTCTGCCCATTTGATAAGGTCAGAGTTAGTCGGCATCTCTGCTCCTACCATACGTAAGAAAGAAGATACTGTTCTGTTACCATATCTTTCGAATTCTTTTTCGTAAGTATCTGGTAAATATTGATTTAAGAAATCAAAATTACTAATGTAATTTGACTTCAAAGGAACTTGTTGCGCACTTGGCTGCAATTGGTATCCTGGTACTGCTTGTACTGACATAATTTTTCTTTTTAGTTTTTATTTTTTACTCCTAATTTTTAGACCTCGACCTGAGTCTTGTCCAATCTCCCTAATTGTCGTTCCCCCCTTAGCAATATTTTGAGGTACATTCTGCTCAGACATGTTTATGTTTTTAGTCTTACGCATAACGTCATCAACTGCTGCTGATTTGCCTTGCTTATAAAAGAACTCGGCAAATTTCTCAGGGTTCATTGCGACTGACAATGCTTTGTGGTATCCTACAGGATCGACTAAGAGACCATCTTCACCTAAAAACTTCTTCGTAAAGTTTGAAGGATCACTATGAATCTTATTCATCTCAGCTGCATCACCTGGGGTAAAAACAAGTTTGTTATCGTCAAGCGTGAACTCAAAACCTTTGAACTCACTTCCGAATACTTCACTAGTCTTTTCTTTAAACCACTGCTCCTTACGTTGCATTTGCTCACCCAAAGACATTGACTCTTTAACATACTGGTTGTATTCCTCGATCTTTTGCTTATCTTCATTAGAAACAGAAGCACCCATTGACTCAACAGGAGCTTTGTACTTTTCTTTTTCAGATTCAAAATAATCTTTGGCTTTAGCAACCATTTTCTTTTTAGCTAATCTAGCTTTTTTAATTGTGCTATCATCGTCAAGGTCTTCATCATAATCATATTCATCCATCATAGATTCAATATCATCTTGATCCAACCCCTTTTCGGTAATAGTCAAATACTCTTTTAACAAGCTGTCTGGACTTACTTCATCTAAATCTCTATTTAGTTTTACAAAGTCTTCAATCCCACGCCCTGTTTCTTTTTTATATTTGAAATAAGCAGAGACATCTCCAGGTAGCTCTTCAGCTTCCTCTCTTTCTCTAGTTAATTCTTCTATAGAGTTGATCTCTTTTCCGTATCTATTTTTAATAAATGAAAGAACGTCTTCTTCTTTAATCTCATAGCCATCATTAGGCTCATCAAGACTTATTTTCTCATCGGCATCGACATTATCTTCGCCCACACTAGTCGAACCGTCATCATTAAACTCGCTATCATGCTTATCTAATAAAACTTGTTCAACCTCTTGCATTGATTTCTGTTCAACACCATCTAATTCTCTTACTTTAATTTCCATATTGAATTTAATTTAATTACAAAGTTACTTAAAAAAATATTTCCCTTTTAAAATCCTATCTAGGATTGAATTCTGCTAAGTCAAATCCATCAAGACTATCCTCGTTTGATTCAAAGTTCAATGGTGGCAAATTATTTTTTCGTTGGTTAATTAATTTTGATTGTTGAGTATTCTGAATACCAATCCTTTTATCCTTAGCTTTCTCTTTATCTTCTTCTCTTTTATTTTGAGCAGTTACCTCTATCCCTCTAAGTTGCATATTAAGATTAAACTCTTCTTGCATCAAATGAGATTTCAGCATAGCTTCTTGTTTCATTTTTTCTATTTCAAAAGATATCTCAGCTTGCTTAATCTGCATCTTAGATTGAGTTTCCATTTGCATTTTTTGCATAGATGCTTCTGCCGCCATCTGTTGTGATTGTTGTTGAATCTGAGCCTGCATTGCTTGTTGTTGCTGAACCATCTTCTCTTCCCTGTCCTGTTTAGCTTTTCGTTTAAGCTTAAGCAATTGGTTAGCAAGTTTAATATTTCTCATCTCACGAATATCAATAGCATCCTCAAGATTAATATCACTTTTAGATAAAGCCATATTTATATTCTGTTCAAGCTGAGATCTTTGCTCTTCATCTGGAGATACTTCGATAAAAATACCAAAATCATAAATGTATAAATCTTTAATGCTATTAAGAATATTTATGTTGTATTTTCCAATCTGATTTATGAACTCATCTTTAAAATCAGCGTATTCTAATATATCAGCAATTCTATACGTTAATGCTTCAGCTAATGTTCTATAGATATATAGACTTGAATCAAGAATATGTCTAGTAGCTGTATTTGAATTCAGCGCAGCTAACTTCTGGATACCAACTAATGCATTAGGGTCTGGCATACTTCCATCTCTAGCTTCATTAAGACCCGTAACCTGTCTTATCTGATTAAGGTAATGGTTATAGTTCCCTAACAGCATCTGAGTTTTTGCAGCTCCAGAGTTTGCTGTAAGCTGAGTAATTGGAACTTTTGCATTATTGTAATCACCATCTTGAGTGTATGATCTACCAATAACGCTACCTGTCTGGAAGTATAATCTTAATGCGTCCTCTGGACTATACGCTGCACCCGTACCGAGGTCAACTTCATTTAAACCGTCAGCATCAATAAATACCCCATCAGGAACAACTTTTGATATTACCTGTTGAAGTTTTAGGTGAGTCATCTGAATCAAATCAGCAAATGGAATCATTCTTCTTGTTAGAGACTCGATAACACCCTTATACATTCTAGGGGCACAAGCTACATAGTTTGGCATTGCGTGCTGACTAGCTGACTTAGGTCGAACCATATTCTCAGCCATCTTCCACTTCAATAGGTAGTTAGTTCCCATTACCATGACTCCCTCATACCATACATCGATAACTTTAGAAACCTTTTCAAAGTTTCCTTCCTCCATCATTTCAGTAGGTGGGTTGAATGAGTCATCCTTCTCAACCATGTTTGTATTTCCAGAATCAGTAATCTTTTTCTTGTATACAACATTCTTTGTTGTCTTATAGTTAAAGTATAATAACGTAGCTGTATCATTGTTAAATATATCATTCTGATACATCTGAGATGTATTATAGTAGTCTGCCCAGCTCTGACTATATTTTGAAATTTCTTTCAAGTCATCACTTGTTAGAGTTGTATCTATTTTTCTAAGCTCATTTACAGATACTGTCTTTACCTCACCCCAATAGAAACAATCCTTGAAGTTTGGGTCTTCAGTATAACTATATACAACATTTGCTGGATCAACATAAGATATTTTTACTCCGTCACCCATTAAGAATTCATGCTTCGCTATCCCTATACCAAGTACAGTAATATCGTAGTCAATCCTTTTTCTGATGTCATCATAATGATTGGCATCAAATAATGTATTTATAGCAGTTTCCTCAGCAATCTCAATTGCAGGCTTATAGTTAAGCTGCATATACAATGAAAGCTCTTCGTCTGTGTTAGGAAGCTCATCTGGACTAGTCACAAATGGATTAGCCCCAGTCTTATCCATAATAGTTTGAAGAATAGGCTTGGCAACCATCTGTCCTTCAATCATATCTTGATAAGAGCTTCTATTATTTTGAGACATCGCATCTTGAGCGTATGCCTTAACTTTAAATAATCTATCAGACATTCCGTTTACGACAATGTCAATAAATTTAGGAAGCACAGGAATTGGTGTCCAATCTAAATTAAGATAAGACAAGTCACCATCTACAGATAATTCATTCTTATATTTCGCAATCGACTGCTCTCCACGAGCATATAATCTTAATCTATGAAATTCTTTCCATTGACTATAGTATCTGCTACCACTTCCGTCTTTTTTAAACCACTCATATTGAATGGCTTGACCAATCTGAAGACCGAATTCATCGCTTGATTTCACTGAGTCCGAGGCAAACTGATCAGGAAACGCTGAAGATGTAATGTTTATTTTAACGTCTTTCATCTAATTATCTCGCTTATTGTTCCTTTATTACTATACCTTGCAAAGTTAATCTTTATTTTTGATTGTTTTTTCTGCGGTAGGTAAAGATTTTTCTGCGTAGCCATTATAGCTAGTCCAGAACTAATAGACGCATCATGCTTTGTTCTGTCTGAAATATCAAACTTAGCCCAATCTTCTAATGTCCTAATAAATATCATATCTCCCATATCTCCCACATCTCTATACGTTCCGTCATTATCCATGCCTACGTACTTTTCTATGTATGATTCTATAGCTGATGCGTGAGCTTGTTTAATGTCCTCACTAGAGTTAGGTATTCCACCCAGTTCTTTTTCTGTCTTAGATAGATTTGTGTAATGTTTATCGGGTCTGTTCATACAAAAACCCCTATATCCTCTATTTTTAAAATGGTAAAGAAGTCTAGGTTTATTGTTCTCAATAAGTATCGGCATACCATAAAAAACACAAGCCATCAATACGTCTTCATAGAATATCTCAGCAGTCTGTGGTCTAGCTATATATTCCAAGAAAAAAGTATTAACTGGAGCTTCATCCATATGGTATGTAGTTAACCCATGAAGAGCACCATTAGATCCTCCTCCTCCAACCACACCTGATATGTCGTAGCTATCACACCCAAACGCTCCTATATGATCATTTCCTGGAAACTTAATCCCATTCTTAACTATGATCTTATTTTGCATGTGTGCTTTTGGATTCCAGCTTATATAAAATCTTCCACTATTATTTGGACTAAATATTACCTTAGTATCATTTATGCCATCCTTCCAAGAAAATGAACCTCTGGTTACGTGATGGTCTTTTATTAATGAGTCATTATAGTCAATTTGCTGGTATATCTTTGTTAAGTTGAATAGGGATAGTTTGCTCTCGTCTCTAAATGCATGAGACTCTGTTCTAGGAAACTGTCTGTAGAATTCATTTAATGCATCAGCATCGTTCTTTAGTGAATCTACCTCAGCCTCCCAATAGTCAATAGCACCATTGTGTATCATCTCATTGTCAATACCAAGTACAGGTTTCTCAGGTCTATGGAACACTGGCATACCATATCTATCAATAAAGCCCTCCATATTCCATTCCATCGGAATGAACAACGAGTACAGACCACTCTTAGTCTGACCATTCATATTGCGATTATTTACATTTGAATCCTCATATAGCTTCTTGAAGTTATCTCCACCCTTTGATAATGCATTTGATGTCGAACCCATCATACACTTGCCAATAATTTTAGATCCTAAACGTAGACAGGTCTTTGTTACCCTCCAGTTATTAAGAATATTATTTGGCTTAATCCACTTGCCACTTTCGTCATGAACCAGTAGTAGCAATTTCTCACCATCATAGCTATTATCATCTGTATTTTTCCAATCTATTGTTGTGTCAAGACCCTCGACATCATCAGCCTCTTGGGTATACATATTTTTTTTAGTAATCTTTGATGCAGGAATTCTAAACGCCAATTCAGTCTTTGGCTTATCCATACCATCTTTTATAGGTTTAAAGAAGAATGGAAGCCTATTTGTTATAGGGACAACCTTATCGGTAAACATCTTCTTAGCATCAGCCCCTGTCTTTGAAAGTATGCCAACCCTTGAATCTTTAGCAAGCGTTCCTATGTTAGAACACTCAGAAGAACTCATAAACGAAAATCCTGAACGTCTAATCTTCAAGTAGTCTATGCCGAATGATCTATTATCTGCTCTGCATGCTTCCCAGTAGATGTAAAGAACTCTGTTTGCTTCTCGATAATCTGGGTATCCAATATCTATACTAGCCCATTGTAGGTACATATAATGAGCTCCAGTGATGTAAGTTGGAACTCCATTATTCATAAACCAAACACCATCCTCTCTTTTGTCAAATTCAGACTCTATGTAATCAACCCATCTATCCTTAAACTCTGACGGCTTCTCATTCCACTGAAATATTGATTGAATCTTTGATAGCTCATTAGGTAGTTCAGATCTTTCCCAATACTGATCCTTCTTGACTGAACTTCTTTGTATATATTCTTTTGGAGTTTTTGGTAACGCAACAACAAGACCCTGTATTGATACTATATCTCCAATCTCACCTGTCTTAGATATAACAATAACATCATACTTCTTGTCGTATCCATACGCCCAAGACTTAGCCTTATTCTTGCTTGATATAACACTATTAGGTATTACATTCTCAAGCTGTATATATAAACTATTTTGATCTTCGTTCTGCAAATCCTTGTTTTGTATATGTCTTACTTACTGGTCCTGATGCTGACTCTATAGCTTCTTTCTCGGACTCTATCCTACTTAGTATCTCAAATGCATCAAATATAGCAAGCTTCTTAGTAGCCGCTGCGTTCTTTAGTCTATCCGCTGACAATGCATCTTCGGGGTCAATCTTTATAATAGACTCCTTCGCAACTTTTATTAATTGCTCAACAGCCGCATGACCAGCTTCAATTATCTTTAACTTTATTTCCTTTGAATCCATCGCAAAATAATTTAGGTATAACCATACTTATATGGTGGTCGTACATTCTATAAAGTTTCTCTCCGTCAACATTAAACTCATACTCAGTCCCAGGCATAAAAGTAACCAAGTCACCTGGCATAACCCCCTTGCTTTTTAAGTAATCATTCGGGTACTTCATCTCACCTATAAGCGGCTCTTCACTTAATGGTTTAAATATATATGAATCAACTGGGGGAATAGGTTTAATGAAGCAATATCTATCGTATGCATTCCACTCGTCTCCATTGTAATACATAAAGAACTGTTCGGTATCAACAAAGAATAGGTCATCCTTGAAATAGCTTCTGCCACTTCTTTGGTTTCCTCTCATGTCATTATAGAACTTAAATACATTATGGTGAACAAGAAGTATGTCTCCAGATTTTATATGACCATCATATCCAATCGGAACATCTATAACCTCTGCATATCTATTTGAGAATTTATGGTCCTCCTCGGATGTGCTTACAATGAGATCTACGTTACCAATTTTTTTGATATTACTATATCTCTTGCCATCAAGTGGTTTGACTATAAAGTCAAATGGTGATTTCATTAATTTAATTTAATTTATACAACCACTAAGATACCACTTATATGGTACTAGAAGTTTATATTGTACTCTATAGATACTGGGACTGTATCTGTGAATTCTTTCCACAACAGTATCTCGTCATTTTTCTCAATCCAAATCTTTATATACATTGTATTGACATCTAACTTTATCAGGTGTATTTTATAAGACGAGCCAAGCACCTGCTGACCCACTATGTAGTGCATCGCTCCAGACTTGTAGTCTGGTCCTATAGATATTTTTCTAATATCCATATTAGTTTAATTTCTGTATATAAATTGAAGCGGAAGGAATGGACGACCATGCAGAAGCTGATTGAGTAATTAAACTACCCTGGTCTATTCCTGCTAAATCTCTCATTATCTCAAAAGTACAAACTGTTGCAGGAGATGTAACCTCTATAAGTTGAGATGTTTCTAAAGGTAACATTTCATTTGTATTAGTTAAATCAACTCCTTTTGTTATTCCATGCTGTAAAGAATTAACTAAAAATCTATATAAAAGACGACAAAACCCACCATTACTCCCTATTCTTTGAACATTTGCATATCCGCTTAAGAAATAAGTACCAACTTCATTAAATCGAATAAGTCCATATTGATCAATTTGCACAGGATCAGAAACAGTACCTTGCGCAGATCCAAATGTTACCTGAAGAGGAACTCCTAATCCAGAAGGAATCTGATTAACAAAAGATGACGCTTCTAACACTGAGGTTAAATTTACTGGCTGTACAGGAATATCAATCCATTCTACATTTGTTCCAACAGACGATAAGACCTGACCAGTTGTTCCTGAAAGTCCACTTTCATCTGTTAATGTTCCAGTAACAGCTAATGTATCAGAGAATGTACTAACCCCAGATAGTGTGATATCTTGAGCTGATGTATTTCCAGCAGACAAGACTTCATCTAAAGTAGATGCTGGAGTTAATCCAACTATATCAGATATTAAATAGTTACTTGTTACTCCAGATCCATCTTCATCAGTTCCTATAACTTTATCTAATAAGCTTGGAGTTTGATCTAATGGGTACGTACTAATCTTTGCCATTTTCTTTTTCTTTTTCTACGTATTCAGAATTTTTTACTTCTCCTGTTTGAATATTAATAACTGAATCCTTTCCATATTTCTCAATAAGTAAAGCTTCCTCTGTAGAGTATACTTTTTTCAATTCATCTACTTCTTTCATCAATGAGCTTTGTGCCATAACTGTATCAGCAAGCTTCATTTTTGTTTCATTAAAATCACTTACTAATTTTCTAAATGACTCTAACTCTTGTTCTGATAATTTTATCATAATAATTTATTTAATTTGAATTTAATATCACAAAGATAATACAATATTTCTTTTACTTATTTTATACACCTACTTTAAAATATAAATTAATAATCCACTGAAAATTGCACTACCTATTAAGGCTAAGTTTTTTTGTCGCTTAAACTTTTTTAAATCTCTGTCCCTATCCTCAATATCTATTTGCAGAGAGTTTGTCTCTATTTCTTGAAACTCGATGATTTCCTTTAAACCGAGTATCGTTTTGTCCTGCATGAATACAACGCTTTCTAATGTCTTAACTTGCATCCGTTGCACTTCGATAAGGCTATCCTGAGTAACAACTATTGTAACGGTATCTTTGCGCTCTTTTGCTTGTAAGATTTGAGTAACTAAATTGGTATTTTCCCGTTTAAGCGGTTTTAATTCCGCACGTTTAATTTCGGTCTTTGCCTCTATTTCCTTAACCTCTTCTTTGCGCTCTTTAATCTTCTCCTTTATAACCTTGTCTTGTATTGGTTTTTCACATTGCTTACAGTTGGAAATATAACCCAACAAAAAAACCACAAAAAATAATATGACCCATCTTAAAGTGTTCATTGTCCATTTTATCTTATATAAACCAGTTGACCTCATCATAATGTTATATCAAAATTAAGTAATTAAAGTTTTCTAAAATCCACATCAATTTTATCTTATCTGCACCTCCCTAATACACTTGATAAACTACCTCCTATGTATTCACGATACTCAGCATTATCACGATAGTAGCCAACCTCTGCTTCTGTACCACCACAGATATCAGAGTAGAGGGTTCCACTTGTTTCATCATGGAAATATGTAGAAGTTTCTCTTGCAGAACAAATGTCTCGTTGAGCAGTTGCATATATAAATGTGTATTCAACGCATGTAATTGCAGGTGGTGGGGTTTTTCCACTTATTTTAGAAATGGAGCTTTTTAATGTTGGTCCTACTTTAGATATTGATTCAAATAAAACACCAGATACTTTAGTAATATCAGCCATATATTTATTGTTTATTTTAAATATGCTTTATAATTCTACCCAAGTATTATCAGGTTGGAATCTTATTATAACACCACCAGTAATGTCTGAAATATTGTGTCCTATTAATCTAACAACCTCTCCACCTGATGTTGGAGCTGTTTCTGTGACATCTCCAGCCGTACCTGCAGTGGATGATTCTACATATAAAGGTGAACCTGGGGTTGATGAACCAGCTTGTGTATGTTCAGCTGTTATAATAATCCCATCTAGTAATACTGCAAGTGTTCCTGCGGCACTTACTGTGTCTAATGCAATGCCTAATAGTGGGGTGGAAGATGCTGTGAATCTTGCATTTGCTATGTTCCAAGACCCATTTGATCTCAGATAAATTAGTTGTCCTTTTGTTATGGCTTCTCCAGCAGTACATCTTTCTAAAGTTTGTCCATTATATTTAAAACTAGATACCCAACCACTTTGAATTATAGGGAGGTCTGTTATTGAACTAATACCGTCCGCTGGAGTGTACCCAAATACTGTCCCATCTGAATTACCAGCATATAGTGAAGTCCCAGTAAAGCTAAGATTATCGTTGGTGGTTTTAATAGTACCATTTACTTCTAATTTAGCTCCAGGTGTAGCGGTATTAATCCCTACATTAGTTCCATTGTCAAATATTTGAGAGTTCCCTACCGATGTTGCTCCAGTAAACTTAGACACGTAGTTTGTTGTGCCTGTACCCGAAACATAACTAGACAAACTAACCCAAGCTACATTTGTACCGTTAGACGAAAGAACTTGACTGCTCGACCCTATTGATCCAGAAGAATCTTTCAAGCCAGCCTGTACCTCTATATTATTTTTAAACTTCATTCATTATGCTATTTTTTGAGCTAATACTCTAATTGGATTTGTTGGAGCTGAAGCAAATGTTATAGCTGCTTGTGTTGTAGATGTTCTAGACACATCAGCGTAAACAGTTTCTCCTGTAACAGTATCAACAAGCTGAATCATTACATCATTTGCTGTAGATGCTGTGAATGAATAAGTAATAGTGCCACTTACAGATATTGTAGTTGCGTATGATGATGTTGCACTAGTTCCAGATTGTGATATTGTTACTGTATCAGTTCCTGCGTTTGTTGTTATAGCTACACCTGAACCAGCTGCAAATGTTAACGTATCATTATTGTTACCAGCAACAACAGTAGACTGACCCGATACTGCGACATTTTTAAATATAGACTGGGAAGAACCCAAGTCAGTATTCGTTACAGTAGCAGTTCCGTTACTATACGAAACACTTGTACCTGTACCTGCGTTTACATTTCCAATACCAACGACAGATAATGACGCAACATCAATATTGTTTTGAACAGTTGTCCAATCAGCCAAAGTTGTTGGAGAGTCAATCTCAGCGATTATTACATCACCAACCCTAACCTGCTCAGTGAAAAACAATCCATCTACCGTAACCGTATATGTCCAACCTTTCTTTATACCTGCAATTGGAGTAGAGTCAAGATTAGGGGTATTAGTAGCTGCATTATATCCTCCTTGATATATTAATCCCCCAGCAACTGAAGAGTCAACATAAGCCTTTACAGCTGCCGATGTAGGTAATGCTGTATCAACATCATTATTAGCTATGCCTTCTGATGAAGTAATTACAGCTACTGGGTTAATCATTGCAAAGTCAACTGCGCCTGCTGCTATTGTTGTGGTAATTGAAGTCGTTCCCGTCCCTGTTACATCTCCAGTAAGAGTTACTGTTTGAGGAGTATTAACTGGAATGGTAACAGTCTTTAGGTTTAAAGATGTTAGGTGACCAGTTGAATTAGTTGTAACGCTATCAACGGCAGTAAATGTTCCTCCTGACGCTGGGGATGTAGACGATGTTGTGTCAGACCTAGATGTGGTATTGTGGGCAACAGTTAATGTGTCAGTTGCACTCGCTGTAGTAGTTATATACGTACCTCCAGCAATTGTTGCAGTGTCACCCGAACCAATAGTTTGAGGAGTCCCAGCACTACCTGTCAATGTCCAACCAGAGTAACTGCTGACAGCTGCCCATGTATTATCACCTCGTAAGAAAGTTAATGAACTTGGAGTCCCAGTTGCACTCAAAGATGCTGTAAGAGTGCCTGATGTTGTGATCGGACCACCTGCTATACTAACAAATGTGCTTGAGCCACCACCAACACTAGTTACCGTTCCTCCACCTCCACCAGTAAGTTCTATCCATACTGATCCATTATAATACTTAAACGTATTACTTGTAGTAT